GCCGACTGTGTTGCCATAAGGGTTAGCAAAGCTAGTTGTCCGTTGAATAACCCGGCCACTGGCGTCTAATACCGGCTCAATTAGCTCATCTTTAAACCTAATCGTGGCGCCTAAAGGTGGATTAAAGTTGGGTGTTACATTCACCTCATAGTACGTTCTAGGGTGGTTGTATAGCTTGAGCATATCCTGGGCCCAGGACTTTAAACCGGCTGAGTTACTAATCTGATTGGCGGTAACCACCGCTTCATAGTAAAGGCCAGCTTGCCAATCGGGATTATATTTCTGGTTGGCCTCATCATCCACAATGTAGGGCTTACCATCATTGACTACGGCAATCGTGCTACCGTTGGCCCCATAGGGAATCAGCTTGGTCACCGGCGTTGATACCGTTGTCCGTTTAATACTAGTGATGTTCTTGCCAAATACAGCTTCGTTATAGACCACATCAGCATTTAATTGGTCAGTAATGACACATACCTTTTTCGTGATATTCCCCTGTGAGTCAATCTCAACATAAGGGTCAATTTCAACATCATAGGTTTGAATGAGCGTTTGTACTAATGTGCTAGCTTTCGTCTTACCATCAATGGTAATCGATGGGGTCATCACATTAGTCGTCTGATAATCTAGCGTCCAACCAGTGGCATTAAAACACTCGTTAAAAGCTGTCTGAATCGAGCTTGCACTGGCGGTAGTGGCTACCGGGTAATGATGAGCTAAACTGTACAAGCATAAGTTGGTAAAGTTAGCCGTTGTGACATGTTTAACAGCAGCGGTATTGTTCTCTTCCACGCTGTATATACGCATGACATACCAATGGCCCGATAGCTCGTCATAATAGGCTAAGTTATTACCAGCCACCACCTTGTCTGAATCCGGCTGACCTTGAAGCACGTCTAAAGAGCCTTGATGGTCGAACTTTTTAGATTGGGCATTTAGGTTAACCGTGCCATCAAACGTGTCATTAGTGCCCACGTTAACATCATCGTCATAGCTAGTGCTAGTTGTGTCTGAATCAGCTAGTTGAATCTTGACGCTGTCATTAGAGAACTTAGTGGCTCCATCCACGGTCAGGGTACCAATCCGCTTTAAATTTGAATCTAGGATTAAATACTGGTTATTTAAAGCCATCTGTTAACCTCCTTATTTTAGTTATGTATTAAAAAGGCCACCCTTAATTGGGAAGCCTTTAAGTGTTGCTAGAGTAATCTGGGTAGATATTTAAGCGTGATTTGGGCGTCATCTAGGTCACCAATCATCGTCAGGCTATTAACCCCCGGGCTTAATTTAGGATAGTCCGTTGACCAGATTGGACTAGCTAGCTTACCGCCAACCGTGGTGCTATCAGTCTCACAATTTAAGACGATCTCTTGACCAGCACTAGCAATATATTTAGGTGCGTCCTGTGATACGTCATTAACTTGATAAATGTCTAGGTGGGTGATTGACAGATAAGGGTTTTCATAGCCCACATTTTCGTCATCTTCAGCAATTGAGTGCTTGAAGAACACCCCGCCGATGCCACCTAAAGCCGACTGATAATTAGAGTTCCTATCAACAAACGTGCCATGCACAATTAAAAATCGTTTAGGGTCTTTACATGGTTGACCGTTGTGACTACCACTGGTGTAGTATTGGGTGATTGACCAGCTAAACACCTTGCCATTTTTGATTAAGTCGAGTTCTAGCCAACTAGTGCTTAGCGCCGACTTTTCTTCTTTGTTAACAACGGTGATATACTTGTCAACTTTTTCATTAATCGTCTTAGTCGTTACTTTACCAGTCTTCTTGTTCTTCGACTTCTTGACTACCGTCTTAGTCGTAGTACCAGTCTTAATTTTAATCTTCTGGTCACGGCCGTTGCTAGAGCTACCTGATGGGCCTTTACCATTGTAGAAAGTCTCATGTTTACCATCACCGCCGGCAAAAGTACCACCCGGCTTAGTGATTTGTAAGTAACACGTTGGGGTGCCACCTGAGCTAGAATCAGCTAGACCAAACCGGCCAATTGTAGCTCCGTTAGGGTCTAAAAGCAGCACTTCTACCCGCCCCATCGCACGCCCATTATGGGTACCTGAGTGCTTAATGTGGTGGATTCTAGTCTTAACTCGATAGTTAGTCAGGCTGTTAGTCATGCCAGTAAAACGAACACCGGGGCCATACCAGTCTGGTTGATGACTACCATATTGTTTAACCCCATTAGCTAGCTTGACCATTAATACTTGGGTATCTCGGTTACTATCAGCTTCACCTTGATAAATGTACTTGCCAGCGGTCTTCATCTGAGCAATCGCATTGGCATCATTAGTCCACTCAGCCATGGTATTTAATACGTCACTGTTCACAACTTGTGTGTAAGGCTGTACCGCCACTGCTTGGTCTTCATCACTATCTGGCCCTAGCCCATATTCGCCACCATTTAAGGTGAAACCAATGTGTTTTAAATCCCGCTTAGGTATGACCTGAATAACCGGCTCCGTTCTAGCAGTCCCATCAACAGTGATTGTGTTTAAGCCGTTCTTTAAGGGTGTTTCAACCTGTGGCAGGGTTGCCCGGGAATCAGACTGCACAAAGGTAATAGTAAGTGTCATGTCATACATACCCGTATTAATCGGGGCCGGGTCACTAATCGCGGTAATATGCCCCCAATAGGTCACCTTGGGTTCAAAGCCAAATATTAATGGGTATTCCCTGCCATTGTCACTAGGATCATCGCTTAGTAGCAGACCACTTAAATTGTGCATAATCTGATTAAATCTGTCTTGATTATCAGCACAGTAAATGGATACCGGTATACTAATCGTCCGGCTCGTAAAGTCAGTGCCGTTAAATTGGTTACCATACATGGCCGGTATATCAGTCACTTGTTCAGCCATGGCTGGTGCACTAGGCAATACCACGTTGCCCATCTCAACCTGTAAATCGTCCTGGCTATTTAAACCGGCATATTCAAAATCATCTCGTTGTAAGGTCACGATTTAACCTCCTTTTTAAGTTTAGCTATGTAAAAAGGGCGCCCGTTTAAGGACGACCCTTTGATTGATTGGGATACTAGTACCCCATCATTTGTGAATACTGTGAATTAGTCTTATTGTCAGATTTAATCGTATTAATCACATCAGATTTAGCAATGAATGCTTGAACATTGCCCATGTTAGCTAGAATAGCTGACAAGATGCTGACTACTTTCTTTAGCTCTTCAATACTTTCACTGCTATTAGACGCAACCTGCGTGCTAGTATTGCCATTTACAACCTGACTAGCCTGTGCAATTAGCTGGTTAGCCCGACTCTTATTGGTCAATGGAAGCACCATTTCAGGCTTGTTATGTTCAGCGATTCTGATTATTTGATCTTTATCAACCAATCCTCCGTTTTCCATGCCTTTAATATAGCGATAAACAGCTGACGCTTGGTTTTGACGGAGTCCTCCGGTGCCATTCATAGCACCGCCTGATTCCCACGTTGCAAAGAATTTATATGCGGCTTCTGTTGGATTAGTCATTCGTAAAACGGACTTTAACAAACTGTTCTCTCCAGGCTCGTTTAGCGCATATTTAATTTGCCCAGCAGCCGAATCCCATGCATATCCATGTTTTCTTAGCCAACTTCTCAATGCTGTTTCGCGAGTGAACGTCCATTGTCCTAAACCAGTACCATGGTCAAGAGGATCAATGGCATTTGGAGTTAAGTTTGATTCGATAACCCAATTTCCTAGAACACCGGCAATACCACCATTATTTGAAGCGGGATAACCTTGTTTAAATGCCTTTGCTAGTGCACGCGCTCGAGAAGCAACACTGCCTGATAGCTTAACATTGCCAATGCCTCCTCCAAAATCACTCAACTTATCTGCCAAGCTTTTTACAAAGTCCTTAACCTTGTCGACCGTTGCATCTTTGACGGCGGTTGCACCTTTAAGCGTCCAGCTGTCATCAAATCCTGACCACTTGATTTTCCCCAAAATATTCTTTTCAACCCACTTGACTGGTGCTGAAACCATATTGGAAATTTTATCTAGCGCTGCTTCACCAATATCAACAGTTGATTTAGCGAGTTTTTCGGCTTCTCCTAAGAAGCCGGTGGCATATCCAGGAAGTATCTTGCCCTTCCCGTAAGATCCAGATAAAACTTGTTTAGTTTTGTTAGCTGGTAGAATGATTTCACTTCTGGCTACCCTAGTTATTTCAGGTCCGTTTTCACCTAGAAGCCTTGCTGTGCCACTATATGGCTCGTAAGCTAACTCAGCACCAGCTTCGCCAACCAATGCCATCCCATTACGGACTTTACCACCTACAGCATTAGCCTCAATCCGATGGCCAGTGTCACCAGATTTAGCCTTGGCTTTTGTAGTTGTTGAAGACGATGACTTGGATCCCGATTTTGAGCTACCACTCTTACCACCAAATAGTGATAAGAAAGAACTAAAACCTGATTTAATGCCACCCCATATCTCGCTTAATGATCCACCGAGAGTTGACCACTTTGACTTAACGTGCCCCGTTTCTTTATCAATGTAATAATCATGATCCTTCATCTGTTTAGAAGCTTGCTTAGTCACATTAGTATACTGTTGCTTGGCATGCTTTGTCGTATCATCTCGTTGATTCTTAGCCTGTTTAACCGTGTCTTTGTACTGAGTGGTAGCATTAGCCACAATTCGATCCATTTGTTTCTTGGAAATACTGTGATTTTGGTAATACTCTGTTTGTGCAGCTGCTACGGTAGATTTGTACTTCTTGGTAGCCGCATTTTTCGCGCCTTTGTAAGTATTATCAGCATGCTTAACCACGCCCTTATAAGTACGATACGCTTCATTAACCAGCTTATCAGCTTGCTTTTCACTGATTTTTCCGGAAGATTTAGCCAAAGTATTTAAAATGGATTTTTGCTTACTACTACCATTCTGTATTACCAAATCCGTCTTAGCTTCGGCATTTGACAGTAACTTCAAACGGCGCTTGTAAGCTGCATTAGCATCAGCGCTCAAAGCGGTTTGGTGACGTTTATTTTCGTTGTTAATGGCAGAATCTTTTTCTTTTTCCTGATTTTTAATTTTTGTGCCATAAATCTTATTGATTTTAGCAATACCAGACTGACCTGATAAATACTGCCCTTTGTACTTAACATAGTATCCTTGGGTAAGTTTGTTTATATCTTTGTTTCGAGTGCTCTCTAATTTAGTAATGGTTGAACCGTAGCTTTTGTTGATGCCAGTCATAGCCTTACTATGCATACTGTTTTCTTGCTTAGCTGACTTATAATATTCTTTGTCAACACTCTCTAACTTAGATACACTGTTTTTAGCACTTTTAATTCGGCCATCATAATAACTTTTCTCATTCGCTAAAGCTGTTTTGGCATCCTGCTTTGACATCATTCCTGACTTAACCCAGGCTTGAAGTGTCTTCTTGGACTTGCTTTCATTGCTCTTAGCATAGTTGACCACTGTGTCAGTAATTGCCTTGTATCCGGATTTACTGTCTTTCATAGCCTTACTAAGACTTTTGTTGTCAACTGAAAATTCAAGCTTGCCAAAGTTTAAATTAGTCTTTTTGAATGCTGATTTAAGCTTTTTGGCGGCACTTTCGCCAGCTTTAAATGCCGACTCTGGTAAACTGCTTAAACTCTTTTTTACACTTTTAATAATAGAACTAGAGTTGTCGGTAATGCCATCGGATTTAGCGGCTTTTTGAAATTCACTGACACTAGTCATAGTTGAATTGGAACGTACCTTGAAATTCTCATATTGATGCTTAGTTGCACTAGTTGACGTTCTCACCGTACCAAGCAAAGCATATTCAGTTCCTTTTTGGGCCGTGTAATCCTTCCGCACATTTGATACAAGATTATGAGTAGCTTTAACGGCTTTTTGTACAGTTTTAGAACTAGAAATCTGTTCAGCAATTGCACTGCCGATAATCGCACCCTCGGGTCCGCCCAAAACTGCACCAATCCCTGCACCAATCAGACTGCCTGTAGCCTTTGATTCTAATGAAATTTTGTTTTTAGCACTTGGCTTTTTTAAAGTCTTGGCAACACTAGAAGCCAAGTCCCATCCTTCGATGGCTGCACTCGCGATAGTACCTGCTCGCTTGACAATAAAACCCAAACCACTAAACGCCTTACTAAAGCCGCCCTTAAACTTGCTGACAGCATTTGACCAACGAGAGGTTTCACTGGAGGCTTTTTCAGTTTCCTTTTCGACATTTTTAATGCCTGTTAAGTCCCATCTATTACCATTACTTGCAACGTCGTTTGCAACATTTGAATAGCTAGACTTTGAAGCAGATTTAGTATGCCGGGACATGCGGGTCTCACCAGTTGAAACTTCAGTGCCGCTTTCTAACTCATTATTAGTTTTCAATACATCATTCTGGGCACTAATGGCAGCTGTTTCAGCCTCAACAGTTTTCACAATCGATTGGCTTTTTACAGCATCGTTAACCAAGCCAAAATTAGCCCGTACTTCTTTGATTAGCTTGATAAACTTGTTTACTTTGGCTAATGCCCAGACGCCACCTAAAGCTACTCCAAAGGCTGTTACAGTTTTAGTATGGTTACCCATAAATTCAACAACTTCAAGCATGCCGTTCAGCAATTCTTTGACGCCATTAATCAAGAAAGTTAAACCTTTTTGCGTCCCCTTGTCGTTAAATGCCTTGGTCATGTCATTAGCAGCCTCAGTCATAGTCGGTAATAGCTTGGCTCCCATCATGATCTCTAATGCTTCAGCAGCTTCTTTAAAGCGTTTGACGTTCATTTGCGCCGTACTACTATTCTTATTGGCTAGTTTTTGGACATAGTCGCCCTCCTTACCAGCCTTAGTTACTTGATTGGTTAATGACGCAAGCTCCTTATTGTTAACAGCCAATATTTGTGCGGCTTGCATACCCGTAGCACCAAAAATTGCTTTAAATACGGCAGCTTTTTCAGCGCCACCTAAGTTCTTAGTATGCTTTTCCATAATTGCCATAATATCTGACATGGACTTAAAATCGCCGTTAGATTTTTGGAACACTTTGGTTGAAGTAATGCCAATCTTTTTAAGTGCCCCAGTGGCTGCATCGCTAGGATCAGCCAAGCTATTAATCGTTTTACGTAGCCCTGTACCAGCTTTATCTGCTTCAAGGCCGTGGTTAGAGAGTTCACCTAAAGCCGCACTAGTTTCCTCAACACTAAAGCCAGCATTATTAGCTGAATCTCCGACGTACTCCATACCTTTGCCCAAGCTATGGAAATCAGTTGCGGTAACATCAGCTGAATATGCCAAGTCATTAACAACACGCTTAGTCGACGCCATCATTTTGGCAGTATTGTTAGTTTTCATACCAAATGCTTCAAGCACTTGGCTCGAAACTTTAACAACATCTTGGAAATCGTCGCCGGACGCTACACTGGCTTGCAGCTCAGTTTTCATCACTGCTAGCGATTCCTTAGCCGTGTGCCCACGTTTGATTAAATCTTGATATTGCTCGGCAATTTCTTTTTGAGAAAGCCCGTACTTAACTGAATACTGTTGACCGTCCTTTTGCATTTCCGTAACGGCCTTGATAGCAGACTTGGCCGAATCGCCACTGGTCACTAACAAATTTTGGTTTTGCTTGTAAATGTTCTGTAAAGTAGAGGCCTTTTTAGCACCAGCAACACTAGCCGCTGTTACTCCAGCAACGCCAACACTCGCAGCGGTTGCAATTGATTTAAAACCACTTGCAACCGTCCTGAACTTATCTTTAACAAGTGCAGCTTTGTCTGACAGTTTGGCCATTTTGTCGCTCATTGTACCGTACTTTACCGTTAGTGAAGCAACCTCTGACTTTTGCTTGGCCATAGCCGTGGTTGTTTCTTCCACTCTGACTTTTTGCTTGGCGTATTTTTCAGATGTTAAGCCACTCTCACTGGCCACTTTAGCCAATTCATCTTTTTGCAGTTTAAGCTGAGCATATAAATTGGTGTAACTTTGCTTCAAGCCAGCTAGCTTAGCTTTGCCAGCCTCGGCCTGTTTTCCTTCAGCTTCTAAGCGGTCAGTATATGCTTTACTGGCATTAGTACTCTGCTTATAGCCTTTTTGTAATTCAGCTAGGCCACTTGTGTAGTAAGTAGCAGAGCTCTTGGCTCGTCTTAATTGCCCTTCATAGTTGCCTAGTTGTTTGGTCGCACTAGTGATTTGTTTTTCAAGCTTAAAATAAGCTTCTTGGCCCTCTTTTGTAGACTTGTCAATGTCCTGTTGACGGGTTTTTAATTCGCCTAATTTTCCTTTTTGCAAATCAATAGACTTAGTTAGCCCTTCAACTTTAGCTTTGGCAGCTTCTTGATATTGACCAGCCGATTTTAACTGAACTTCACTAGCTTTCCAAGCGTTCATAGAAGACTTGACAGCATCAGTCAGAGCCTTGTAGCTTTTCACAGCGCCAATTGAATCAATCGTAATGCGTGTCGCCATTTCATTTTGAACTTTGGCCATTATTTTTTCTCCTTCCAGCCAACATTATCATTGCATGTAAGACGACATAATTGCTTCACGTGGATCAATATATTCTCGATCCTTTTTCTCACGAGCAGCCAATGTTTCCATGAACAAAGCAAAAGGCTGTTGCTCAACTTGATCTGGCAACAACCCTTCGTGTATTAAGTTTTGTTCAAGTAGCCGTAAATCTTCGTGACGATTTTTTAGTTCAGCAATCTTTTTACGCAGTTCCATTTGATAATGTTGGCGATTTATTTTGACTCCTGGGCTTTGTCTCGTGCGTTTTTGTTAGCTTCTTCGGCTTTTAATACATCTTCATCAGTGGCACCGTCAATTTTGGCAATTAGCATGCCAACACCTAGGCCAAGTTCTTCACCAGAAATAGAGTCTTTAATCGTTTCAATTTGCTTATCAGTATACTTCACAACTTTTTGTACAAAATCCATCATGGTACGAGTTAACTTTAATTTTTCTTTTAAATAATCAACTTCAGTAGCATCGTCATCTAACCCACTTTCTAGCATAGTTAATTGAATGTTTGCTACAGCATCTTCTAAGCCAATCGTTACCTTAACATCTTGAGCCTTAGCAATTCCAAAATACTTCTTTGTAATTTTTGTCGATAATTTCATAATATATTAACCTCTTTTATTTTTATTTAGTACTATGTAACAGGTGGCTCCAAGAGCCAGCCTGTGTTAGCATTAACCTTTTGTGGTTGAACCAGTCGTAGAGCCTGTGGTCGATCCGGTCGTGGATAATACATAACCACCAAATACTTCTGCATAAAGTTTTGCTAAATCAAAGCCAGTATCAGCAGAGTTAGCAATCATATATGGTTGTTGAATACCAGTATTTGGGTTAATGAAGATATCTGATTTCAACGGCGTTAATGCCTGCCCAGTCAAAGCAGTTGAATCATCACTTTCAGCTGTGTTATCAGTGGAGTTGTTTGACGTTTCTTGAATAAATTCCACGTTGTTAAAGCATTCGTAGAAAATAGAATTGTCAAACGCTTGTGATCGAATAATTACAGCAATATGTGGCTTAGGTGTTTGCAATAGCCAAGCACCAGACTTAGTATCTTGAACGTAGCCACGTAGCTTATTGTTAATTCCCCAGTCCAGGTCTAAAGCCGTTAAAGCGATTGATGGGACTGATTTTGGATAGGCAATTCGCTTAATCTTGCCATTCGCCCAGCCTGGTGTCCCAGCAGCTTCGATTGCAGTGACGTTAGCAGTAGCGAAGCCTTCGCCACGATGATCAGCAATGTAGATACCATCAGCAGATAAGCCTTTGGTAGCATCTGCAATCAAATCGCCGCTATCATCGAGTGAGGCAAAAGTGACATCAAGAATATTATGTTTTGACATATTAAACGCTCCTTTTAAATAATTTCAATTTTGGTAAAATAAAAGACCTTGGTTACCTGTCCGGTATCTGGGTCTTTAGTGTGATTTTTAGATTGTTCGACACGCCAACCATTTGCAATAAACATTTTAGCCAGCTCGATTTCTGCTGACAAAATTTCGATTTGATTGGCTTTTTTGTAAAAAATTTGTACTTCTACACCCAATGCCCAGTGTTTGAACTGACTATTAGCATAATTGCTAGGTGCATTTTCTGATTCAGTAATAACAACATCCGTGGTTGTACCAGCATTATCGGCACTTTCAGGAATAGAACCACGATAAATGTTGTCAATCCAGTCATAATTGACCGTTTTCAACAAGTTCTCAGCTTGAATTACAGGTAGTTGCATACTATTCACCACCCGTTTTGGCTTTGTAAACTGCCATACCGGCTTTAAAGGCCGCTTCCTGAGATTCTCGTCTAGAATCGTCAACAAAATGAGTTGCTGCCATCTTTACGGTCCCATCATTCAAGAATCCAGCAATATACGCTTTCTTGCCAAAACCAGCTAGCGTATTACCATTAACAATGCCGCCTACATCACTGTTTTGAATCGCAATGTTGTCTTGTAAATGACCATACTTGCTATCGTCATTGTCGGATCGTGGTGTATTTTTACGTAACACTTCTGTGTATGCTTGCGCTTCAGCAGCTGTCATTGCTGATTTTACGGACGTGTTAGGGATTAAATCTCTGACGCCATGAAGCCATGATTGCATTTGAGCGTCTAATTCCATTTATATCACCCCTTTTTCACATATTTTCTAAGCGTTAACAGATCATATGCTACCGGCTTGTCAGTTGAATCTTTAGAAACATCTATAATCTGATAAACCACATCACCATAGCTAGCTAGTAACTGTTTGCTCAGCTTATTCGTGGACCGAATTGCCACAACAATCGTATCTTCCAATGAGGTCCCTAGGATCTGATAGCTTTGGGTAATTGATCGATTATATAACGCGCAATGCAGTGAAATAGTAGGCACAAAAGACTCGTCATAATCACCAGTATTATCGTTTTCAACCGTTTTAATAGTGCCAAAGCTAATTTTTTGATTGAACCGATTGACCGCTATTTTCACTGTAATCCCTCCGAATCTTCCATCTAATTCCATTAATCAGATATAAATAAGGCGCTGGATACGGTACTTGAGAAGCATTGTTGCCACTACTATATGTCACGCCCAAGTTTCCACGATTAAAATACATAAAATCAACCATAACACGAACGGCCTGATTAAATTGATAGTATTTCCGATAAGTTTCAACTGGTATAGTGTCATCAATATTTCCAATAACATCACTTTCTGCCATTGAAATTAAGCTTTGGATAACAGATTCATCACCATCAACATTTAAATAATCCTGCATATTTTCAACTGTGACACCACTATCAATACCAGCCATGACATCACCTCCAATATAGCCGCCCCGCTAGGCACTGTTTATTTATTAGCGACTAAAAATCATTTATTGACCGCTGGTTGCTGAAGAAGCAGCACTAGATGCTGTCGAAGCTGTTGAGGAAGCTTCACTAGCAGTTGAACTAGCCCCAGATGAGGTGTTTCCTCCATCACTTACTCACTGTTAAGAAGTAGCCGGCATTTTCGTCAGCCTTAGAAACGCCAAAACGCATAGCTGCGCCAAGATATTGGCCATAAATTTCGCTCTTCATCCAGGCTAAAGAAACTTCTTGCCGATCAACAAATAAAACGCCACGCTTTAAATCACCAATAAACGCGTGAGCCTCACCGTCGGCGCCAAGCAAGGTATCGTTTACAATATGCACTGGGACACCGAAAATAGTAGTGCCAGACTTGCCGGTAATATCTTGATGGAGCAAATATTGACCGTTATTATCCTTCAACGTATCTAGGATTTGATAGAAAGACGCCGTTACTACTAAGTCACGGGCGTAGGCTTGATCAAGTTTAACGTTCAATACTTGTTTAATGTCATCGGCTAGATTGGCTGCTGTGGCACTAATTGCTGTAAAGCTTTCCAGCACTGGGGAAATCAATTTGTTAACCGTGTTAACTCGCTTTTCACCAATGTTTTGACCAACTAATGAAGTTAAATCAACTTGAGCATCGGCAATTGATTCTTCTGAAATTGGAATAGCACCACGGTATGTTGCTACCGACCAATCGACATCGGTAAATTCAGGTGCAGCTAATGACGGGTTTTCTTGCAATTCAGCAACGCTGCTAAAGCTATCGTCTGCTCGTTTCAAAATTGGGTAAGTTCCTTTAGGCGTGGTTACTGGTGTTTTGGTGACCAGGGTCGACAAGTCAACAACTGAGTTGATCTCGGCTGAAGGGTTGTAAATAATTGTTTCAGGTACCAACGGTTCAATTCCCGTCGAGGTTACCGACGTTGCGGCATCATTAGTTACCTTAGCCCCCCGCGAATGGATAAACATATTAATTGCAGATTTTTGCTTGGCTAAATTATCTTCGCCACCTTTAGGGTTAAGCGGAGTTCCTTGACCTTGGTTGTTTTCGGGATTCTTTGGCTTCTTATTTTCAGCCGAGAGTGCCTGTAATTGATCATTCAAGGCATCTCGACGCGTTTTCTTAGTGGACAACTCATCTTGTAACTTGTGATAAGCATCCGCATCGAAATTATCGTCTTGTAATGCGGCCGTTACCTTGGCATTAAGGTCAGCACATTCCGCACTTACCTTATCGAATGTGGCCTGTAATTGTTTAAACATGTTTAAAAGTCTCCTTTATTAAAAATAGCCAGCTTAGCTTGCACTAATTTTTCGTGCTCACTAAGTTGACTATTATTGTTGTTATTTTCTAATTGCTTGTTTTTGGCAATTAGGTTTTTGATTTTGTTGAGTGCTTGATAAGGAACTAGCGATGTATTAAATGAATTAGTAACTGGCGTAAAATCAACTAATTCATCAGCAAGGCCTAACTCAATTGCTTTGTCAGCGTCCATCCAAGTTGTACTGTCCATTAAATCTAAAAAAGTTTGAACAGGCTTACCGGTCTTGACAGCATACATATTCGCAATGGCCTTGTTCGTACTCTGCAACATTTGCGATGCTTGATCCATATCGTGATAATTGCCTTCTGCTTCGTTCGAAGCATTATGAATCATCATTTGGGCTCCAGGTGACATTTGCACCTTGTCGGCCCCCATCGCAATAATTGTACCAGCAGAATAAGCGTTAGCAACAATCTGTGCAGTAACATTTCCTTGGTAATTCTTTAGCGCTGTGTAAATTTCTGTTGCCGGGGTCACTTCACCACCGTTGGAAGCAATCTCCAATTCCACATCAGAGTTGTCCGCCGGGAGTGCACCAATTACATCAGCTGGGGATACAACTGTCATGCCAAACCAATCACGATAAATAGGTGCATCATCATCATTAGTTATCATGCCTTTTACTTTAATCGTCATTACTTTCACCTCCTTCGCCTTGTGGCTCATAATCTGGCAAGTTTTGCGGTAAGAAGCCCGATCTTTGAAGTAAAAATTGTGCTTGATTAGGACTTAGTGCACCAGCTTTTGCTAAACTTGATACTTGATTTATCAGCATAGAATCATCGACGTCTAGCATGTTTTTGATGTCTAGCTCAAGGTCCGGTGCATTAAGCTTTAATTTCAGCTCGTCTAATAGCGGATTAGTGTACGTATTAAGGTTAGACAAATATAAACTTTTTATTTGGTCACTATTGCTATGTTGACTTTCAGTTGATGAGCCACCGCCAAGCATATCACTAGGAATCCCGAACGCAGTCGAAATTTGGTCAGCTGAAAAACTAGCGTTCTCATTGAGCGCTTTAAATACATCGGCTTTCATCTCAAATGGTTCATAGTCGAATCCTTCTGGCAATGTCATTAGTCGGCCAGCGTTAGCCCCAGTATTAGCCTTTTCAAACATGGCTCGGGCGTCTTCCAAGTCTTCACCAGTGTCAATAAAGTTGCTGATTTTAAGCTTGCCAGCGGAATTAATTTGATTATTCAACGTCTTCAAATTTGAATCCGTTGTTTTTTGTGCAATTGTTAGGGTATTCCCCAAGCTTTCGAGTGGGGATTTCCCTATTAAATAACGATAATTAGGATCTGGCATCAATCTAAAATGCAATATTTGGTCGGCAGTTAACTGCATTTTCGGCCGGTCGTTGCTCTCTTGGATTGTATAAATAATTCCAGTATTTCCTGGCAAATAATTGATTTGAACGTCCGAAGGCGGCACGTGTTCTAAATTATTTCCGACTAATGGTACATAAGCATTTCCAGCAAGGGCTAGTTGAATCATTACGCCTTGCCAAAATGAAAAACGACTGATTAAATCACTCGGATTTTCCAGTCGTCTTTTAGCGCTAGCGCTTTCTGTTTTAAAGTGAGCCGAAGCAATATCACTTGAAATACGGTTAATAACCGAAAATACATTAGAATCTTTCAAGACGTTCCCTGAATCAACATACGAAATCGGCAAGCCGCCAATTGTTGATAAAAACAGGTCACTAGTGCTGGGATACACCATATTTTTAGTTTTGGAACGTTTATATCCTCGGGGTGTTAATAGTCCCATACTTTATCACCCTCTTTCTTTATCTAGCAAGCAAGCCATGACAACCAGCAAAATTCCGGAAACAAGAAGCCCTACAATCAAATTAACCGCAAATGCTGCCACTGAAAGCAGAATAACACCGGTTAAAAACAAAATAACGCTTAGCCAATCGCCAAAAAATGCTTGCATAATAGTTTTAAATCTTTCGATCATTGTTTTTCACCACCTTAACCGCCAAACATAGATTTAAAATACGCTTTACGTTCTTCACGGTTCATGTTATTCATCGGGTTGTAGCCATCTTCATCATGAAAATCTTGATAATAATATTGTGCTCTGTAATGCGCGTTAATTAATGCATCGGTAGTATCAATGTGATCGCTTGTCCGATTTTGACGGTCGATTTTAACGCCACCGCCTTTATCTTCCACCAAAATAGCGTTATTTAGCCCATCTATTAGTAGAGGGTCGTCTAAAATTTTAATATCGCCATTTAAAAACTGGGATTGGAAATCCTTAGTCGGGTTAGAAAGTTTCCACGATGTAGGTGCCACTTCAATCAACGGCCAGCTCGGCTGGTAATTGCTAATACGTTTAATAAACCATTTAGCCAAGTTAGGATCAGCACAAACAGCGCGAACTTTCAAATGGTGTTGCTTGACATAATCCACTAACCACTCATAAACCTGGTTAGGATTAATGGTTCCGGAAGGCGTATTGGTAATCTCACAAAAGCCCTGTTGCGCAAGCTGGCGATAGTCAAGGCCGTCTTGCTTGCTTTTGGACTCCAATGTTTTTGCTTGGGCAAACGGAATAAAACTATATTGCTTTGCAAAAAACATATGTTTACCATTCTCTTGAAAGGGAAATTCAAAGCCGTATGATGTATTATCGTTCACTTGGCTAGCGTCAAATCCGATATAAACCTCACGATTATCAACATTAAAATCACTAGTAATGTTTTCGTTGATATTGCTTAATGACAAGTAACTATTTTTAAAGCGTCGGCTCCAGATATTGAGCGACTTATTAACAAAGGTTTCAAGAGTCCCTTCACGATCATTATCGTTACGGTCTTGAATCAAACTTTCCAATAGCACACGACGTTTTTCGCCTTTTAGTTCAGCTAATAGTGGATTGGACTTTTCCCATGTATCTTCCTCAAAGACTTCATTTTCATCATCCTGTTGGTAAATAATTTGAAAAGTAGTATCTGCATCTCTAATCGCGTCGTGCTCAATAGCACTTCGGGTAACATCTTCATCATGTTTGAATTTAACTTTAATATCTGGATAAGCAGTCGAAATTTTAACGAACATCCGATTTTTGATACCGTTTTGACCTGATGTAATCTGCTTTAAGGTTTCATTAAGCGCTGGTTTCAAATTGCCAATTTCATCAAAAACAGCAATGGCATTATGGAACGAATCAAATCCGCCGCCCTGTGAAGTACCTTTACGGATAATATTCTTATTTATTTTCCCGATAACTTGCGTAGTTTGTGCATCTACCCCTTTTTCCTTAGCCTCATCAGCAAAATCCGGTTGATTAATGAGCTCTTTAGCTTGTAAAGAAACATCATTGAACAGCTTACTAGCGTGTTCACTATCATAACTGGCTACTAACAAGTCTTGAGAAGTGGCATTCCAGCAAACAACAAAATAATAAAAATTGACCAGCATTGATGCCAACCACGTTTTACCTTGCCGACGAGCAATTGAAATGTTGGCAGTATTGAAACGTACACCCGCATTAAGCGTACGCCAACCGATTAAGCTGTCTAAAATAAATGATTGCCAATGTTGTGGCTTGATTTTTTGTGTCGTATCATCTGGATTTGGTAATAGGCGGCAAAAATACTCAATTAAAGCAACGAATTTTTCATCATAATTGTATGGAAAATTGTCGTCGCCTTGTCTTAATAAGTCTTGTAGGTGACGTATGCACGCAAGTTGAACGTCTCTACAAGTGAGATATTTGTCAGTAAACAAAACATCGTAAGCATATCTAGTGCCGGCGTCCTTATACTGGTCTAGCAAGCCATGATACGAGGATTCGGTCGAAGCAACATGTGCTTTTATATCCTTAACGTTCGTAAAATCATACGTCTGCACCGAAATTTACCTCCTTTAATGGTGACTCGTGCTTCTTTTGATGTGGCTTTGAAACTGTCAGTTGTCGTAACCCAGCATCAAACGAAAATCCCATTTCATAGCCTAAAGACTTTAAATTACGAACACAGTCATTAAGCTGAATCGCTTGAGGCGACTTTTTAACTGGTGTTCCATCCTTAGCAGTTAGATAGGCCCCATAGTTGTTCAAACTATCCTCAGCGTCTAAGTACATCGCATAATAAGTACAGTAAAGTTCTAAATTAGGCTGATCAATGCGCTTCAAATATCCCATTTTCTTAATTTCAGGTACTAACACCCGCCAAATAGTTTGGGCATTTTTCATTAAATGAGCCGGGGGTGTAATCTGAATATCATCCAAATTGCTAGTTCCATTAATATTTGTCACTTTTTGGCTTGTCACAATTTTTAATTTGCTTTTACTAGAATTCACCATGATTAACACCTCCATTTCACTAATTTATTATGATTCTTGGCGATTTTTAGCTTATATTGGCTACAAAAAAAGCTCGCTTTGTTGATTTAACAGCATTTTAGCCTTAAAAAGTCCAATATTTTTTGTTTTTTTACTTTTGAGAGAGAAGGATGGCGCATATGTGAGCTCTGGCCTAGCTACCATGGGCGGGGGGTGTTTTTTATTTTGGCTACTCACAATTCATCCAAAAGTTTCAAAATGTCTTAACCAAGCTCTCACGGCGTTTAAAATGTGAACCAGCATTTAATCATGTGTAAAATTTATAACTTGTCCGTCTTCTCTGCTTAAAGCGACTGTCAATCAATTGCTTGGACATTGTGAGAACGGATGGTTATTGCTTAACGGATGGTAACCCTCCTTAATCGGGATGGTCAACTTTGGGGCTCTCCTTGTTCAATATCCATTCCTTAATCTGTTCCTTATCCCAGTGCTTACTAACGTCAAGGTTATCAATCAATGAGTCTGAACAGTATGTCGTTGATTCGAACATGCCTTTCCAATAGTGACACCTCTTACATATCACCCACAAGTTTTCAACATCAAGTTGTTTACGCTTATCTACTCTTCTCGGCACTATATGATCTGTAACCAAGTAGCCAGGTTTATCATACGTATGACCACAGACCGCACAAGTAAAGTAAGCACGTCGCTTTAACATGAGACTCATGTTAGCCCAACGTTTCGTGTGATAGAAGCGGTTTGCTTCCTTGTCCCGCTTGTAACGATTGTACTGGCTGTACGACTGTCTGCGTTGCGTCGTATTGTAATGGAACGGATGATAGAGTGAACTATGAATATTGCAATACGGATTCTTTTGTTCGTATGGAATAATATTGTCGCACCCTGATTTCCGGCACACTTTTAATTGCATGACTATTCACCACTCTTCACCGATAATACATTTCTTCTAATCTGTTGTCTGCTAGCACATTGTCTAGCATATCGCCCAGTGGAACTACAATGCTATTATCAATGCAGCAATCATCAATGTCAGCTTCAAACATCATCGCCTGAACCACTACGTCAATAAGCACCTGTCTCTGTTTCTGGCTAGATATTCCCTGACGAATATAAATAACTGAATTGGAATAGTCAGCATACCCCCAACCATCTTCATCAATATTTTCTTTTAAAACAACGGTATACTTAATACCACCGATCTTTACGTGTGTAGGTAAGTTCATAATTATTTCCTCCACTTTTCAAACATAACTATTTAGCTTGGTCAATGCGATGCCGTCAATTAATACTTTAGACGTGTCTGCTTTGTTAATGGCTTGGTTAAACTCACCGTTAACTACAACCACTTTAGATGAGTCAATTAACGGGTTGGCATTGATAAAGTCTTTTTTAGCTTGCCTCATGGTAGCTTGGATATTACCATCAGGTTCATATGTCCCACTTCCGTAGAGCACCCAGTAGCCGTCTGGTGTGTGTGATACTTCCATTCTAATCATCACCTTTCTTTTTAGTCTGTCCTAGTTACTGACCAATTTTGTGATTGCCATTCAGCGATAGTTGGTGACCACATTCCTAGGTCTCCCCATTCTGTTTTCTGTTTATTAAGTCCCTCTAGTCTAAGTGGCAGTGATTCTGGATAAGTTTTGTCTAGGCTGATTCTAGTACCGACCATGTCACCTTCAGCTACAGCTGATACACCTTGCTTGTTTAACTTTAGTAATGCGTTAACTGCTTCTAGTAAGTTCATCGTATCTTCTCCTTGATAGCTTTCTGCCAGCATTCTCGACTAATGTATTTTAGTTTGTTTACTTCGTTTCTTGCCCAAACTAAAAGCGCCATGCTGTTTAGCACGACGCTTCAAAGGTTATTGTGTTTTTGATTGATTAAAATCTTGTAAAATATAATTGGAGTCATATCTTTTGGGATTTTTCTGTTCTAATTGATTTTCTAGTAGATGATCTTCTTTTCTGTATATTAATTCCTGTTTATCTGTATGCTTTTTTTCTGTATTTTTAGAAAAATACAGTTTAATAGACTCTCTAATTTCTGTAGTATACCAGATCCATACCTTGTTTATATTTTTATTGGTGAAACATAGGATAACTTTTTGATCAGCCGCAATCTTATCAATAGAGATGGCATTACTATAACTTGCTTTCAGATTCTCCATTTCATCTTCTGAAACGTTTGGGTTTTTTTTAGGAATTTTACTATTTTTTTTATAAAATTCGAGTTTACTATTTTGAGTATCTACAAAATATTTAAACATATTTTTGAACAAGTCTTTTTTTTGAGTATCGGTCTGGGATCCAGACTGTCCTTCTTTATCATCTAATGATTTTTCTGATTTTTCGTACTCAACTATTACCTTAACTGCATACATGTTTTTGCTAGACACATTATTTATACACATAGCACTGTTGGCTTTTTTTGTATCTGTTACATCTTTAGAAACATATACTTCAGATGCTTTCTTCTTTAATTCCCCTAAACTCTTTAATTTCTCTAAATTCACGATAAAAAATGGTCGTGATACTCTATATGTACTTTCTTTATCACTTATAAGTTGCTTATTTACCGACCAATAAACCCCTCCTATAGCTATTAGCGCTCCTAAATAGCCACCCCAAAATCCAAGCCAGCCATCATCCGTTCCAATATTAAACATTCCAAACGACAACAGCCACATTACTAATTGCAATCCTAACGGAACAATCACAATTATCAATAACCCCAACCATAAAATCATTCTAAGTGGATGTTTTCTAGCATATTTTTCTATTGTCTTTTTAATACTACGTACTTTTTCAACCATATCTACTCACTCCAAACTAACCTAACTATACAAAAACTCCCGCTAAAAAGCGAGAGCAGTTTGGAGATTGTCCGTTTTGGAGCCGCGGACGCGTTTAATGTGCTTGGTGTGGAATCGAACCACACACGGATTAAAACCGCCTTTCTTCTGGCAGATCATTACCAGTTACAAGCACACTACCTGATTAATCAAGTTAGCAGTTCCATTTTACGGGCTGTAATTGCCAAAGTGCCCTATATCGCCAGTAGGCCTCGAACCTACATCCCATTGTGGCTTACCAATTAGCCCACAGCGATACTCGCATTCAACGGCCGATGTTAAATACGAAGACTAATGCCGGCGGCAGAGAGGAGCGCATCACCCCTTATAAATCCGCCGGCTACACAGATAGCTGGATTTGAACCAGCATAGACGGTTTTGGAGACCGCCATCTTGCCAATTAGATCATATCTGCTTAATAGACGGGCCATCATATCAACTAATCAAGGAGGCAATGCAACTATACATCTGTGCCCGTCTAACGTAGCCTGCTGGGCTCGAACCAGCGACAACCTGATTAACAGTCAGGCGCTCTACCAACTGAGCTAAGGCCACTTGAAGTTAGAAAAAACAACTAACTTCCTGAACATTCAATAAAACATATTGTATAATTAGTTATTATATTTGAACGGAGGTGAATTAATATGTCAAACAAGATTTCACTGAGTCAATTTCTTAACTTTTCAGTTAAAGTTCATACCGGTGCAAAAATCAATGCGGTTCGTCACATGAAGAATGATGAGTATTCAATCAGACAGGATTACTACCTTCCTTTACGCACTGCTATACGTCGGTACACACAAGGTAAAGACACACTCGACTCTATACTAGACGCTGCACAAAACTCTAAGGAAGACCGCAGGGCCAACTTCATAAAAGATGCAACTAAATTTGTCAACTTCATGAAAAAACATGATGTTCAATTTTTTGAAGTGGGAAATGCTTCTTGGAGTTATGACAACAGGATCAGTATAAGTGCTTCTCCAGAATTTGGAATGATTTGTAATGGCAAGCGTTATTTTGTTAAAAATTTTTATCGAAAACAGAACCCTAAGGATAAAATTACTTTAACTAAAATGCGTCCCACGTTAACTCTCATGAGAACTGCAACTTCTCAAACAGATTTAGCTGGTGCAAATGCAGCCGTTCTCAATCTTCAAAATGGGAAACTTCTTTTTGATGACAAGCCTATTAACGCAAACAAATTGCTTGAGTTGCAAGCAGATGCCGCACAATTAGCCGCCATTTGGGAAATGGTCTAATTTTAATATTCTATTTATCATGTTCAATCCCCAAGTCACTCATAACTTGTGCACATTCATCACAAATCCATGAGCCATCATCATTTTGTAACGTTGCCACCTGCCCACATAGTGAACAGTGTGGCTTTTTTACATGAATCAAATACCAATCATATACCCATAAACGTAACACACTAAGCATTTTTAACTTCCTCTCTTGACTTATCGATAATACTAATTTACCACCAATTTATTGCTATGAAGTCCGGCTTGAGTTCGGAAAAAGTTCGGTTAAAGTCCGGTTTGAGTCCGGTTTTGATAAATATTCAGGTCTTCTAGGTAATAGCTCTGTGCGAACTGCAACATTGCCAAGGGCTTCCAGCGGTCAAAATACTGAGTCTTACTGTAACCGATATCCATGTAGCACATCGTATCACTGTAGCCTTGCAAATATAGCCGATCTAATATCTCCTGGCACTCATGATCACAACGAGCCATGGCCTGAATAGTCTGTCGGACAATTTGCTCTGCGTACAGGCGGCGTGTAATCCGATCCTCGGCCGGGTTACCAGCTGGGGCCGACTTAGGCATGCCATCCATGCTAGGCGATTTAAGATCAGCGACCGAATGGCCGGACGCCCGAACTGCTTGCGGTAACTTCTTATCCAGGAACCGCCGCACCTGTTTAATTGTTTTCTCCTGGTCAATTGGTGGAAAAATTTCATCTGAAATAACTTGCTGTTCGCCCATCATGCGCCCCTCCGCTTTCATATGCTATAATTAATTTATTCGGAATCAATCGTAGCGCGGTCAGCAATGGCAGCGCTTTTTATATGTTATACTTACAACGGCCATTCGAGTTGTCCCGTGACTGGTCGCCTTAGTAGGCGGCTTTTTGTTTACTCTCGCGATCACTCAACTCCATAATGTCAGCAATGAAGTCCTGACCAATTTGCGCCTGTTGCTCAGTTGTCAGTGCCGCGTTCATTTCCAAGTTGGCAACTGTGGCTTTCATTTGGATTGCTTGGGCGTATTCGGTATCAGTCATGCCTGTTCACCATCCAAATTATTACTGATTCAATAAACAGCAATACGCCAACTGACGTTATTAAATACCCCACCAATTGCAATGGGGAAGAATTCCAAAGAAGTTCAAATATCTGTTTCATTTGCTTTCCTCCATGGATTGTCGTTAAAATCCTGCTAAGTCACTATCAATCATTAATAGACCTTTTTGGTCAAAGCTAATAATGTCATCTTCTATTTTGCTGTCACGATAGATAGATCTTGACTTGACCATTTTTAACCATGCTTTGCTAGAAGATAATTCATTGCAGCTAATATTTTCAACATCATCATTAGTGACATATTCTTTATAAATCTCAATAGCCTGATCTGAACTTTCTGCATTAATAAGCGCGCTATATGGTGCATTTGTGCTTTCACTAAATTCAAAATACTTGTGTTTGTGTGTATTCATTTTTATCCCTCCAATAGTTCCGGGTTCTCGTGTACGTTACCAATAATTTCAAATTGATTACTCCAAGAGTCATGCAGGCATGGCTCAATTAAATGTGTCCCTACTGGTTTCAAAAACATACCGGGTATCCCGAACAGGTCTTCTGAAACAATTTCATTAACAGTTGGCGCCATCGTTAACTCGCTCATATCTGACCAAACTTTTACAATATCGCCTTCATAGATCTCCTTACCGTTCACGTCTGTCAGGCCGGTAAATTGCTCAGGGATATATTTTTCTGGCTCCGTTTCAGCAAGTGCTAAAATATGACTTGCTCTGCTGTAAATCATTTCTTGCATAGCACCATATTTTCCAAATGGCATATACCACGCTCTAAACTTAATCATCTTTTACCTCCAGTTTCACCGTTCGATATCCTGATAATGAATTCAGTTCCGCATATGCTACACCAACTTGCGTGGCCCTCTGAATCTCCATATAAATCTCCGACATCAAACTCACATGTTCCAACCTAATAATCGTCCATTTTCAATCCTCCCCGAACGCTTCAGACGCCCGCTTACGAATGCTGTATGGCTCCATATTCCTTGGCCAATTGCTTGCTATCTAATGCTTTAGCTTTGTGTGCTTAGGCATCCTCGTCCTCCGTAATGTAGTATTTGTTTTCGTCAATCGCACGAATACGCCTATCAATCCAACTGTTACTCCGTTTTAGCTCCCGAGACGTCCTAGTTTTACCCTGTTTGCCTTCCATGACTAATTTAATGGCATTATACTGGGTACACGTAATCTCCATGTAATCGCCTGATACGGCCTTAATTCCAGGCATCTTATGCAAGTTAGCAAGTTTGCTCTCAGGCACGTTATCCATGCTGCCATATCTCGCTTCTAGCTTATGAATGGCTTCCAGCTCTTTCGGCCAATTTTGGCTTGTCATAAACAATCTTCCTTTCAAACTCTTGTTCATATTGTTTATGTTTATTATTCATACAGTTGGGACATGGGTCAAACGTGAAACCATAACTCCCAAGTGGTTGCTGAACAACTTTACTACCATGACATAATTCACATTTTCCCACGATAATCGTCTCCCTTGAACTCGATGCTATTACCGGCGCCATGTTTCTTCATGCGACTAATGAGTCGATCGCCATACAAACTTGGTAGTCCGGTCCCGGTTAAATTACTGGTTGTAATGACTGTCTTGTCCTCACGTTGACGCCAAAACTCGTCCGCCAAATCTAATGCATAATCGGTTTGACGTTCACTGCCAAAATCATCAAGGATAACAACGTCAGCCAATTTAATAGCACTCATAATTCGGTTAATTTGCTTAGCTAAGTTGTCATCATTAAATGATTGTTTCTTTTCGACTATTAAGTCGCGCCAATCAATAAATATAATTTTCCACGGTGCATGATCAGGTCCTGGTCGCTGATAATTGCTATTTTCAAGTATCTTGTAAACAACACTGATAGCTAAATGTGTTTTCCCGAGTCCAGGTTTGCCTATCAACAGGCCATGGACAGTATGACCATTAATAATCCTATCAGCTAATTGCTGAGCAAACTTAAATGCTCGTTGTTCAGCCGCAGTTTTTGTTTCAAAGTTGCTGAACCGGTGATTAAAAATGTTGAAATTGCTGAAAAGACTGTAAGTGTTCAGATAACCAAGTGCATCGTTTTTCTTAGCTACTGTGGTTAATTGGACGTCATTTGGCGTGTTACGGGTTCCAAGCGGCTGCATATAGCCACAATTAGGGCAAGCTCCTGGCATCTTTTCACCGGTAGTCTTATTGAGGACTATTGGTCGTAACAGCTCCTTACCACATATTGGACACTCAGCATTAAAAGTTTCTAGGTGCTTGGCCATTGTCGCAAGCATTGCCGTTGCAACTGTTCCTTGTGCTACCATGGCGTGCCACCCCCATAATCTTGTCTAACCGATTTAACACCAGTACGATTAGTATTAGCCTTTTTATCCCTTTTGTACCAATTGCGAATAGCTGCCAAATAGTTCTTGTACGTCTTCCCCTTCATACTGCAATACTCGGAAACACGCTCAATCCAATCCTGCCAATCTGAAGGAAACTCTGATTTAAGCTTTGCAAGTTGTTCATCCGTCAGTAAGACATTCTGGTACTGTCCGTATGCATGTCGAGAGGGTTTAATTTTTGTTTGCTCGGGATTATTATCCGGTTCTATATACTTATCTTTACTAACCTTACCTAACCTATCCTTACCTAACCTATCCTTACCTAACCTAACCTCGGTATGACAATTGCCTACCAAGTGTCTGTCATTTGGTTGACCGTTGGTTGACACTTGACTACCGAAAGGTAATTTACTATAACTAGCGTCTTCATTTAGCTCTAATTGTTTAAGCTCACTAGTATATTTCGTGGGGTGCTTACGATCTGATCGGATGTAATTATGAATATGCCAATCTTTAATCACAGTGACGCCATTCTCAAACGGAATAAGGTACTGCTTGGCTAACAAAATTTTCAAATCATCATCACTTGAACCAGTCATCCGCATAATGGATTTTGTATTACCCACAAACCCATCATCATCAGCATGCATATTCAAATGAAAATATAGCAGCTGAGCTGACTTAGGCATATCCATAAACAAATCAGAATCCGTGATCGTATTACTGAACATTCTTCTTTGTGCCATCTTTTAATCCTCCCTTATTTACTAGTAGGCCTTCCACCCACCCTGTGTATTAGTCACTGCTGTGTTTTTTAGTTCAAGCCAATTCGTTTTAGTGTTTCTAAATCACATTTTTATCTTTTAAAGTCTCCAACAAAAATTTCCCACCAGCCAGGCCTTCATCCGCATCTTCAAATTGCTGTTGTAATCCACCTAAGTAACCTTCTACTTCTAATAACAACCAGTCATATTCGTTAAGCAGTGCAATCTTTTCCTCATCGTCTAGGTCGTCAAACGAAACAATTTGTTGGCGTGCCTGTACTGCCTTGTAGGCAAAGTCAGCAGCACTTGTAGCTGCAGATAACTTTTTTTCTACACGATTAAGTTTCATTTCAAATGACTGGCATTCAGATAGTAAGTCCACCATTTATTTCAGCCCCCTATTAAACATCTGCAGGTTCAAGCAAAATGCAATCCTGTTGTTCTTTGTAAGATAATTGATTATCCATAATTAGTGGTCTCTCTTTCTCAGCACTTGCAAACATTCCTGATTAGCAGTAACATGGATGCTAACCTTTGAATAGTTTTCTTGCTCACTACTCTTGTATTCCACTCCAGTAGTGGGCTTTTTTATTCCTTAGCTTGCCAACAAACTAGTTTTAGAATAATATAGATGTTGGCATTGAATAAATACTCCATTAGTCCATCGTTAGCCGATACTAGCGATGGCTTTTTTTGCGCTCGTTTCCATTCGTTAACTGGTAAAACTGATACTTTTTTCATGATCATTCCTCCATTTCTAGTGCTTCTTGCCAATCAATGACACAGCCACCACCAGGACACCTGCTAACCGAAATGTCTTCTTGTAATAACGTATTGATAACACCGATACTAATTCCAGACTTGTCCCAGATGATTGAATGCTTGCCGGACAAACTAGCAATATTCATTTCACTTAGTAAATCATTTGTTTGTGCCTTGTCAGCATTGGCAACTAGTTTATTTCCAATTCCAACGAACGCATCTGTGTCTCTTACCATTACGTTTCCTCCTTAAATTCCAAACCAGTTTCTAATCTCACGGCGCTTGTACCACAATGTAGCTAACGCCCATGTAATTAGTGCCGGCAAAATCCATTCTGGTAAAATAATCATGTTGTTTCCTCCTGCTATTTATAGCTATTTGTTTGACGCCGCCCGCGTTCATTATTCTAAGATTGAGTAAATAGCTCGTTTTAGTTCTTCTGGGACAAACAACACTTTATTATTATTTGGTAGTTTGTGTTCAACTAGTGCAATTTGCGGTAACTTTCTAAGCTCATCAAATTTGGACTCGCTCAGTCCTACTGAATCAGCAGCCGTTTTGCGATCAAATAGGATATATTCTCTGACTATCTTTTGAACTAATGGTGCTAGCATTGAAACAACTTCCTTTTCAACTACGCTTTCGAGATAATCAGCTAATATTTGATTGTCCATCTTACTCGCTCCTTTCGGTGTATAATTTTATTAGTTCAATTAATCGAGGTGAAAATTTATGAAGCAATTCAAGTGTCCATTTTGTGGTAGCTTAATTAGTGATGAACAAGTGGTAACCAACAAATTTCATAACTTATTCATGTTGTCCTCTGTGGACAAGGCTAACCACAAAATTGACCCAAATGGAATCGTTGTGAATGTTATAGAATGCGACGAATGCCATAATTGTTGGCTCCGTGATCCAAACAATTAAAAGCACACTTTCAATTTGTGTTCCTTGCTACCGCCAAGCTTAGAACACTCTTTTTATTTCTTCCGGTACACCTTTCATTCTTAAATCCATGCAAATCATCTTCTAAGTTTTAATATGTTTATCTTTTATCCTTGGATTTGAACTATAATTGTGTAGGGGTGTTAATCATGCCTAAAACACATTTACAATTGTTTACAAGAAGGAAGTCCGTTACTTGTCCATTCTGTTCTAAAAAGATTTATGCTCGATCCAATCATGTTGTCTGTCCAGTCTGTGGTAATTATTTTGTAGTTAGCACTAATAATTCATATAGAAATTCTTCAGATGACACCATCAAACATTGACTTATTCCAAGTTGATTGAGGTGATGAATATGGTTAATGAACAAGACTTAATTGCCGCTATTCGTTTGCATGCGCCAAGCCATTTGCCTGGCCCAGTTAGCATTGATGGTCTCCTATCCGAATTAGGAATTAATGATGAGAGCCTTTTGACGAACGCTTTGAAATCTTTACAGGATAAGGGATACTTACAATTCGGATACGGTAATGGAAAGATAAAGCGTATTAGTCTAAATACATCTCTCCCTCTATAAGCTTTTTAGTGACCCTTCTTCACGGTAAGGGTCACCTTTTTGAACTACTAGCCAATCGTTTGCAACTAAGTCTGTGAACGTTGGTTCCCAACAAACCGAAAGCTGTTCACCATGTGTAAACGCGATTAATCTTCCTTTTGTATCAGTCGCTTGAACGTAGTAAGTTGAATCATATTTCAAATCACTGGCTCGAACGATCTTCCCATTCCTACCTGCCATTTTTAGTGCATCTACTAATTCCATATTGTTAATCCTCCTATGCTGGCTGCTCAACTAATGGCATGATTCCCTTTGACTTTAAAAAGTCGTACAAGAACTTTTGCCCCGCTTGTGTCCACTTCATCGTGTTGCGTACCTGCTTGATGCCATCGCTATTCGTATACTCGTATGGTTCAACGTGCGTATAGCCTTCATCTTGATACTTTGCGTACAATAGCCATGTTTTACCTTGCTTGTATTGGATGCCTAAGCCATGTAGCAACTTGTTGAACTCACGTGTCGAGTAACCGTAGTTTTTAGCAATCATTGAGATTGTTTCCAGTCCCTTGTTGGCTAACATGCTATCGGTGTAATCCGCCTTAGGCTTCAACTCCGTATTTTCGATCCGAAGCTGAGCATTCTCATTTTGTAGAATGGCATAGCCTCGTTTGACAACTTCTTGTGGATCATTCCACTTGGCTTCAAGAGAGATGAAGTATTCACGGTAAAACTTTCCTTGGGGTGTTTGACTCATAAGTGATACTTGTTTAGCCATATCTACCGTCATCGCATAATCCTGAATCTCTCGTTTAGCACCATTATTAACAACCGTAGTTCCAACTACGCTTGTAAAGTCACTTCCTTCAATAAATATTTTAAAATTTTGCGTAACCCATTGGCTAAAGCGTGTCTTAACTTCTAAGCCCTTATATAAATCACGAGCCGACACTAATTGTTGATCGTTTTTAACAGTAACTTTGATTAACTCGTTCATGTGGATCATTCCTTTCATTGAATTCCTAAAATTTCACTCATCCGTTTGCGAATACTTACTGACTTTGGTTCATTGCCGCCTTTAATCGCACGGTTAACTTGTGATGGTGCAACCTTTTCGGACTTAGTGGTAAGCATTTCAGCCATTTCTTTTTGAGAAATTTTGTGTCGGCTCAATGCAGTTTTGTATTTAATTTCAATTTCCAACGCGACATCTTCGATTGTTTGTTCTGGCATTTTTACTCCTCCTTTCGTAATTTATTGATGTATAATTAGTTATTTCAAATTAGTCGAGGTGACAATTAAATGAAATTAAATCATGATTGTGTACGCTCAGTTTTGCTTTTTATTGAATCTGAATACAAGCTAGGTATTCCTTTAAGGGAAGACGACTTTTTCAAAAGTGATAATTTATCTAAGTATCAACATGACGACATAGAATATGTTTTAATTACTTTAGATAAAACTCCGTATGTTAATTCGCATGTGGATTACTTAAGAGGCCGATTAGCTCGTTATTCAAATAACGGTTTAACCTGGGAAGGGCATATATTCTTAGACAATGTTCGTGATTCGAAAGTATGGTCTCGGACTAAACAAGTAGCATCTCATTTTGAAAGTGTTTCTATATCTTTGCTTTCAAATATTGGCTCCCAGGTTATAAGTCATATGATCGAAAAACAGATGGGTATTTAACGTTTTAGAAGGCTCCTCCATATGATAAATACCAATATCCAAAATATGAGTAGTAGTGTGCTTATTCCCAAAAGTAGCACTGCTATTTTTGTCTTAAAAATCAGCAAAATCATTATCATGACAGCTTCAATTAGTGTTGAAAATATTACCCATGCTAGTATTGCTACGCCCTCTCTTACCTTTTTTTCTCTATCTTCTGGACTAATAAATTTCGCCCCCTTTCATAATTTATTCATCAAGTTATTGACTTTGATTAAACTATAGTTTAATATTAAGGCATATTAAATAAGCAATTCAAAGCCTACTACTACCGCAATTCCTCGCCAAAGTTATTGTTTTGATAGGCTTATAATTTGTTGCTTTATTACTTGATGAATTAACAATACAACTATAGTTTAATCATTGCAAGCCTTTTTATAACTAAAGTTTATTTTTGTTCATCAAACATGGGAGAAATACCATTATGACAATGTTTGATAGAGTAAAAGAAATTTCTAAAAAGCGAGGGTTAACCCTCGCCCAATTAAACGAAAAAGTGGGATTTAAACAGAACGTTATTTATTCGTGGAAAACAAAAACACCTTCTGTCGACAAGGTCAAAGCAGTTGCTGACATTCTAAACGTTTCTGTTGATTACTTATTAGGTAATACGGATAACCCAGAGCCCTCTACTTCATCTGATGATTTGACAAAGAATCAAAAATTAATTGCCTACTCTATTGACCCGGATATATCGGATGAGGAACGTCAGGCCATAATAAATATGGTCAAGGAAGCAATGAAATTTCGTCGTAGACTGTAGGTGACTGGTATGACAGACTTGGAAAAGATTGAAGATATGTATCCACAACTTAAATTTTGGGGTATCGAAGTCAACAATCCACACTATCATGGCTGTATCGTCGGCACTGACGTCTATATCAATACCCTTCAAGATGACATTGATTGGCTTAAAACAGCATTGCACGAGGCTTCACACTATGAAAATGATAGCGGTAACCTGACAAACGCAAGATTAGTGGAAGTATTACGCGCTGAAGGATATGCTGATAGGCAATCTATACGGAGTTTCAATATTATGTTCGGATAACTTACAGACCAGATACGAATAGCTAAAAATATCTAGAAGGAAGTGTTCTAATTTGATTACCGAAAAAATTCAATATTTATTTCCTAAGTTAAGTGAAGATACTTATAGCCCGACTTCCGTCTTCCAAGCCGGAGAGCACATGAGCATTCCAATCTATTTTCAAGCTGGCTTTTTCAATCTAAAAGTAGATCGCAATTACACACTGGAGACCCAAATATTTAACGAACTTAATGAACCGGTGGCCAAAACTAAACGCAGTTTATTTATTTCTACTCAAACAGCCGTGAATGAAATGAAAGTCTCTAATGAAATTGTAAAATCAAGTAAATTTGTATTTTCAGTTAATAGCATACTTGAGTCCACCCTTATTCTAAAAAGCAATTTAAATGAGGCTTACAATTGTTGTGTAACAATAAATCTTTCGCTAAATAATCAAGTGCTTGATACGAACAAAACATACTTCTCAGTTTCTCCAAAGATAGGTGATTAATAATGACTAACACAACAGAATCAGCTAAAGTTGTTGATTTTCAATCTTCGTATAGCCCAATTGACTATTACTCAAGAAATAGCCATAATGGGGGAAATAACAATTATAACGGAGGTAATGATATGGATAAATATGTAACACATACTGAACTTAAAAATAGTGAATTACGGCTAACTAATAAAATTGATAATATTGATAATAAAATAGATTTAATGATGGCACATATAGATACTAAGTTTGAATCTGTAAACACTAAATTTTATCAGCAAAAAGTTTGGCTAATAACTACTGTAATATCTGTAGCAGCGGCTACATGTACAATTGTTGGATTTATGATTAAGCTTATTCACTAACAGGTCCCCTATAAGGGGGCTTCATTTAACACATCATTCGAACGTACATTCGGCAAGTTGATTAGCTTCATGAAAGTTAAAGTTAATCATATTACCTCGCCCACTACCAGCCTAGCGGGCAACATGCGAGCGTAGTTCAACGGTAGAACGGTTGCTTTATTTTTCCCTCGTTTAGGTACCCCAAAACTACTATGCAGATGCAGGTCCGACTCCTGCCGCTCGCATTGACATAAAAAAATACATTCTCCCTCACCGCGAAAGAGAATGTACCTCAAGGGGCATGTACGAAACATGCTTGAAATTATTATAGATCTTAAAATCGTATTTGCAAATTTTTTTGTGAGCGTAGTTCAACGGTAGAACAATGTTCCAAGTCTTGAAGCCCATTCTTTCTTGGACTACTATACAGGTTCGACTCCTGCCGCTCGCTTATATCGTCTCTCCCCCAAAATAGAAACGAGGTAATGAATATGGGGAAAATATATACAGACGTTTATAATATCAAGCACGACAATTGTAAAATTGTCAATACTCTACATTCTTTTCAACGTATTTTTATTATCGAAGATGCTCACGGCTCTAGGTTTACTTGTTTAAAGGATGACCCCCCCATGCTGAATAAATCAAACACTCATTGGAAACATGCTAGTCCCAGAGACGCGCCCGAAGATTATGCTGTACCTTACAACAAGCGAAATTAATTTTTACATCTAAAATAGTGAGACATCATATAACAAGTTGGTGTCCCCTTATGCGAGCGTAGTTCAATGGTAGAACACTATGTCCCTTCTCTCTCACTAATACTATTATACAGGTTCGACTCCTGTCGCTCGCATTGTACGTTAATAGCAAATAATTGTGGAGGCACCTATGAATATTGATATCACAAAACTATTAGATTGGGGATTGATAGTACTATCTCTTTACTTAGTTGTAGACACACTTCTGCAAATAAATCATAACAATGCCTATGGCATGTTTATAATAGCTATCAAATTAATAGTTGCCATCATTGTAGGATTATTTGGTATGTACACAACTTTTTACAACATCTATTGAAACCTTTGCTAACATGCGAGCATAGTTCAACGGTAGAACAATTATTTACACGTTTCTCACAGATCTCCCATCCTATATTTATGCAGGTCCGACTCCTGCTACTCGCGTAAAAAAGAAAGAAGGCATACTTATGAACAAGGATATTTCAAGGTACGAACTAATAGAAAACATTACTAGTGACTTAACAGCCTTTGTAAAGTCAGACGCCATTCTTCATCTATCAAAGGATAGCTATTCCAAAGATGAATATAATCGTATGTTAGATGGGCTTAAACATGATTTAATTATGCGTCTAGAACAAAAGTAGCTAATTGTCTACCTAAAAGATGCAATGTTTGAGTTATGTGACCAACGCTTTGTCTCAGTTTTACTTCTATATTCATGTCTGGCTCATATACTTGCACTATTGATTATCCAAATGGAGGCCGAATTATGGAAAATGTTATTCAAATAGAATTGACTTTGAATAAAGCAATTAGGAAAACTTATCCAGACCGTAGCTATTGGGAATATATTATTTACGAAGATCCATTACAAGCAGATTGTTACAGAATTCATTTATCATTTCACAGTATGAATGGAAACAATTATGTTAGTCACTATGAAGTTCTTTTTAACAAGAGATCCACATTATCTGAGTTATTTCAAATTGATGGTAATTCTTTTAGATTAAAGTTCAAGAAAAACTAAACTTTTCATTCATAATTGTCAGATAGACACTGGCAATATGTGAGCGTAGTTTAAGGGAAAACGGCAACGGTTTATTTACACACAGAATTACCTCCAAGATTGCTATGCAGGTCCAATTCCTGCCGCTCACGTTGACCAAATACTGATGTCATTAAAAGCTGAATTATTTTGAGGTAATTGAAATGGCATATTTTGATCCTGACGAAATACTTCAAACAAAGGAAGAAGCTTTAGATTATATGGAAGCACATGGCATTATGACAGATGCCACTTTTCCAAAGCTGAATGATACAGAAAACACTGATAAAAACATGGCTCCCGTTTACAAATATCTTAGAGAAAATGGTATGTATATATTTCACACTGGTTTCTATGATAGAATATTTAATTTTGGTGCAATATATTTTATGTTTGATGCAAATCGCTTTGATTATCAAACTGCACCAGCTGAAGTTAAGAAGATTTTGAGTATTTGGTCAAATTCTCAATCTAAGTAAGCAAGAAAGCACACCCGCTCCCGCCAAGAAGTTGGATGTGCTAGTGAAAGTAAATACACATAGAAGGGATACAGCTATACCCTTTTATATTACCATCATAACGAAAGAAGGTGATACCTGCAAGTAGTCCTTAATTAATGACGCCGCCCGCGTTTTAACTTAAGGAGAAATCACAATGAAATTAGTTAAAATTAAAACTTATAACAATGTTTTTTCATACAAAACGGGTTCACAAACACTGTATACCTATCGTTTTCGCTACTATGATTTATATGGACGTAGACATGAAAAACAAGCTCGTGGCTTTACCAGTGCATTAGCAGCACATAAAGCCGAATTAAAGATGGAACTGAAGGCATCTGATAATGAAATCATGCAAATAGTTGATTCTACTATTACAGTAAAGAAGTGGTTAACACGATATTACGAGATGACTAACGCTAAATGGAAAAAGTCATATCGAATTAGCTATCAGGAAAATATGAGTAATCACGTCATTCCGTTAATTGGGCATTTCCGCCTAAACCAATTGACCAGAATGCAATATGATTATAACTTAGTTCAACCACTATCAAAAAAATTATCACAATCAACTATTGCAAATATTCATCGACAATTTATGGCAGCCGTCAATGCAGCTGTAGATGAAAGTATTATACCACGGAACTTTCTAGACAATTTCAGGTTTAAACGTAATCATGGACAAGCGTTAACCAGACACGACCTCTCAGTTTTTAACGAGCTATTAAATAGCGAAGATGCCGATTACCAAACATTGTTTTTAATGTTGGAATACACTGGCATGCGTAAGGGAGAAGCCTTAGCCTTAACTTGGACAGATATAGACTTCACTAAGAAATGCATTGCTATTACAAAGACTCGAGGCCAATATGCAACTAATAGTCCGAAAACAATGGCTGGAAACCGCGTTGTAGCAATCGGAAATTTTCTGACCGGACAACTGAAAAAGTATCGTTTATTTCAAAAAAAGAAGTCATTGAAAACGGGAAATACTTTTAAATCCGATCAACTTATTTTCACATCCAGATTGAACAAGCCCATTAATCCATCCACTGTAAATTACCATTTTCGAAGTTTGATTAAGGCTGCAGGAATTCCTAAACATAAATATGTCGTTCATTCTTTACGCCATACGCACGCAACTATGCTACTAGATGCTAAAGTAAATCCTGTCGAAATAGCCAAAAGATTAGGGCACTCTGATTCAACTGTTACGTTAGCGGTATATTCTCATGCAGTTGCTGGTCGTCAGGAACAAATCGCTAAGCAATTCGACGATATCATTAGCCAATAG